CCATCGGTTGGCTTGATTCGGAATTGACCAGGAGGCACAGATGCAATAAGCACATCGTTCTCGGTTGCAAATACAACCATTTTGCCGTCTAGGTAAACCTTTACTTTGTCTAAAGTCATTTTTTACGATTTAGTACCAGATTGGTAGTGTAGATGGTTTTGATTTAGTTTCAACATCGCAATCATCGCAGAACTCATCAGCATCAAATCCAAACGGGATGTATGAAGTTTTGTTCTTGCAAAGATAGCTTTGAACTTCCTCAGTGAGGAATCGGATGTTTTCTTTATATCGGTCGGCTAAGTATCTCATGTCTTGCGCTCCTGCTGGATTCGCAAAGCTCGCTTGTGTGACTTGCACACCTGAAGAACTTAGCTTAAAATGAATGTTAGGCAGTGCCTCGTGAATAATGGCATAAGCAAACAACTGCTGCAAGTTGCCCTCTCTGAATAGTGCTTCAAGGTCAGCATCTGCAAACGCATTTTGCAGTGGCCCAAGTGCAGCATTGTAGTTGATGACGTTTGCTGTTCTGTTTGTGATCAGCGCATCGTAGAAGTCAGACCCAACAGCAGAACGCACATACTTAGCTTCTGCCATTGCAATGAACGGATCGAGTATAGTTGCATCGAATTGTGTATCTGTTGGACCAGGGCGAACAAAGCCACCCTTTACAACTTCTATTGCTTTAGTGAATGCCATTACTTTCTGATTTTGTTTAGTAGTCTTCTCAATAGGTTAGTGGGTTGCACTTCTGCCTCTGCTTCTTGCTCTTCCTCTGCCACTGTCTGCTCATCAATTTCTAGTGCAGGGTAGCCGTAGACCTCACGACCTTCATCAATGGTCAAGTACTCTTTAAGTTCTAGGTCTCCCTTGAATGATACCGGCACGATGTTGCGGAAATCTAGCTCTACATCTTTGAGCCACTCAATGCCTTCCTGCTCTGCAACAGTATCGAGGTAAGGCTTGACAATGCCCTTCAAGATTGCGTCTTGTATCTCTCTGATTTCTGTGTTGTATAGAAGTTCAAACTCAGAACGCAATTGCTGATTGCTACCCAACTGACCAGCAGATGCCTGGACTAATGACAATGGCATGCCCGTACCGATTGCAATAAACTCTTTGCATAGTGTAGCAAGCTCCATGAAGTAGCCATTATAAGTCTGCTCGAAGCTAGTCCAATTCGCTTTGAGGTCTGGGTTCTCGAGTAGCTGAAATATCACTTTGAAGTCGTTGCCCGTGTCAGTCATGCGGTTGCGCATGTCGTCTAAGTATTGGCGTGCTGTCTCATCGTCTAAGTCACCAAACAACTGAAGCAAACCGCTAGGAGTAAGGCCGTTCTTAAACTTGGAGACGTTGAACTTAGCAATGCGATACTCTAACTCTACCCAGTGCTTTGAGGCAATCCAATCAGGCAGCCCCCAAAAGTACATTTCAGGTGCATACTGCTTGACGTGCAGCATTGACTTGCGGCTGTTGCCTGCTTCCATGTTGCCCTCCATGCTAATGCGCTCCATGTAGTCCTCAATGCTTTCCTCTGCTTCAAACATAGGATATGCAGGGACATTATAAACAGCAGCAGGTAAGGTCTGAGTCTTGATGAAGTTGTCACGCTGTCTTTGCGTCATCGCTCCCTCATTGTTCAGCAAATATGGAACTGTTGCCCAGTCATAAGACACACCATAGAAGCGAGTCTTTAAGTCTGGCGTGCGATAAGGGCGCACAAAGGTAGTGTATTGATGTGACAAAAATACGAAGTCAGTGCCTCCGACATCGACCACCTCGAGCTGTCCGAATGTGTTGCCGTGTAGCTTGAAATCATAAGCAGATTTGCGGCATACATCCAGAACGTCATCACCATCTTGGTTTTTACGTGTCAAGATTTTCCAGAGCTGAGTCTTCTGCTCATCGCTTAGCTCGATCGCAATCTCATCACCTAAAACGTTGCGTTTCTCCTTCAACACAAAGCCCTTACCAACAACATAGGTTGCAACCTTATTCAGTATTGACTGCAAGGTGCTGGAGTTGTTGGCAAGTGCGTTCAGGTGTTCCAATTCACCAACCTGAATGAACGGCAGGTAATCGTAAACATCAAAGACAGCTCTTACTGTCTCTGACTGCTCTCTGTACACATCATTAGGCAATACAACAGAGTCATAGGTGTACAACGGGTACACAAAACTATTTTTCTTGTTGTTTTTCCCTTGCCCTCTGCTGCGTTTGCGTCTTCTTCGGTTGGCCATTGGTTAAATTTATTTATCTTCTGAATCTGTTTTCTTGACTGCTTTCTTCTTTGGGGTTGGTTTCTTGATTTCCTCATTCACTTCCCCCTCAACAAATGCTTTCAACTCAGTCATTGAGTTCATGAAGTACTTTTTGAGTGCAATTCTGTTCTTCATTAGGTGCTTTGGATTGCTAGGAGTAGCCAGAAAGCCCTTGATGTACATGCGCAGCTGGTCTTCGTCCATGTCGCACATCTTAATCTGCTGCAAGTCGTTTTTTCTTGCACCATTTTCAAAGAAGATAACAGTATATTCAGAGTATTTTGGGTTGATTTTTATATTATGTGCCATTTTTCGCTAATTTTTAAAAAGCAAGGGCAGCAATGCCACCCCTGCCGACAAAAAAACAATAAAGAACGCTTCTTAAACCGGAATACCAGCAACACCTGGAGTAAATTCGGTTTTTAATCCTTCTGCAGTAGTTGTACAAACTAATTCGATAGTGACCTGATTCGGGTCAGTCAAGTTTGCACCTGTGTCTGTGTTAGTTCCACCACCCAAACGGATAGGTAAGTCTTCGATGTGACCCCAAAGAGCAACAAAACCACTGTTTTCCTCGTGGATTGCTACAAGACCACAGCATGACTGTTTTGCAAGCTCAATCAAGAACGAACGAGTATCTTGGTCATAACATGCTGCAATACCTGTGAAGGTCTGTGTGAATGTCACACCACAACCATCCTCGGTAACGTCAGACTGCTCTACGAGCTGCTTAGTATTTACTTTCAATTTTACTTCAAAGAAGACCTTTGTAGCAACCATAGTGATGGCAGTAACTTCGCCATTCACCCCGAAGGTGATTGCATCAATGTCGTCTTCATTAGTTAGCCAGATACGTTTGATACCACCTGCGCATACACTTGCGCAATCAAACCCAGCTAAACCGCCTGTTAAAGCTCCCATTTATTTCGAGTTTATAAAGTCAAAGAATAGGAGGCAGCAGTGCCGCCCCCTGTATTTCAATTTAGTATCCAACACTCATCAAGAATGGGAATACAATGTTTGTGTCAAAGACAAATTTTGAACGGATGTACAAAGCGTCATCTTTCGGGTCTTGGTACAACTTGAAGAACGACTGTCCTCCGTTAGCGTTTGCACGCAAGTCAGTTGCAACAACTAGGTTGTCACGAACTGTGTAGATGATTCTATGCTCTTCGTTAAGACCGAAGTCATTGCTCAATACCTCATCCCAACGATCCTGAACAACGATAGGAATACCACGATAAGTCGCAGCGATTCCAGCCTGTGCCTCATTGAATACTTGGATAAAGCCGTTAGTTACAGCTGAATCTTCTAAGTAGTCAAGGACTTGCAACCACATGTTTCCAGAGATGTAGATACGCTTGTCTTGTGCAGGCATGTTGCGCAACTCAGGACGAGCCTCACGAACAACGTCACGAAGGAACTCATAAGCTTGAGCGTTAGTGATAGCACCACCAGAACCTGTGTTCGTGTATGCTCCAATTTCGCCTGTACCTACAAGACCAGGGATGCGAGTCCAGATACCATCTGCCCAGTCGTAGTTTGCGTCTACGCTTGCAGAGTCACCAAACCAAGCAACACGCTCAACGTCACGCTTGATACCAATCTGCATCTGTCCAAGGATAATGTTCAACAACTCAGCAAGAGATGGAGTACCTTGTGCAGTAGTGTACAAAGGTGCAAGTTGGTCGTAGTAAGTGTTTACTAGTTCCTCGTAGCACCATTTCAAGTTACCTTCAGCGTACTTCACTTCAATGCTGCGCTCAGACATTTTGAACTGACCTGCATACTGAGGGTTGCAATGCTGTGCTTTGCGCACAAATTTCTCCATTTGCTTAGCGATTGCTAAGTTCATTTTGCCGCCGTACAAGTTACGGATAACACGGAAAGAGTTTTGAATGTCTTGATCCGTGAATGATGGCTGCACAAGAAGCTGGATAGTTTCCTGCACGTTCAAATTGATGTTATACATCGGGCTTTCAACTGCCATGATAATTATTTTTTAAAAGTGGAGCAAGACCTCCCGACTCGCTCCATTTAGTTTACAAATAAAAGAAAAATACTACACAGTGATAGTCACCTCAGCGAAAGAGCCATCTGCTGCTCCTGCTGTTGTGATTTCTACCTTATAAGTGTAAGAACCAGCGGCACGAGTTCCGGCATCAACTAAGCTGATAGCACCATCTGCGCCTACTGTTCCTGTTCCGATTGATACACCACCCTCGAATACCTCGAATGCAAGACCGATTGCAGCGATTGCTTTTGCAGAGATAGCTACTTGGTCTGGGCCAGTAGTGTAAGCAGCAGCAAGGTCAAGAATCTGAAGACCATTGTCGTCAGAGTTCAATCTGTCAGCAGTATCAAATGAAGTACCAGCAACAAATGCACCAGCTGAAACCTGTACCTCATAAGAAAGTACACGATTGTTGTCGCTCAATGAAGACCCAGCAGCCTCTTTTGATACGATACCAATGCTCAAAGGCATGTTGTTGTTGTACGCTTTGTCAAGTGCAGAAGTGTCAAGCACAACAGCAGAACCTGAGTATACACCCATTACCTGCTTGCCGTTTGCGTCAGCAACTTTGAATTTCAAAAGCTCAAATTGTGCAGCGTTTCCGCTTGTGATGTCAAGAGTGACAGAGTCACCACCTGCTGCAACAGTTGCAGAGAATGTGACAATCAAGTCAGCATTGTACCCGTAGGCATCAACACCAACCAATTTAAGGCCACCGCTCCAAGACTTAACGAAAGGATTGGTTGCTCTTTTTTGTAGTTGTTTTTGATCTACTAAAGCCATGTTTATAGCTGTTTAAGAGTTTACAAATAAATTACTAAAAGAATCCTTTGATTCCTTCGTTCAATTGGTTCATTGGAACTTTGCAACGCTCAGCGATGCGCTCCAACATAGCAGTGCGAGCATCAACAGGAGCTTCCTCCTTTTGTGCTTTCTGCTCGATTTTCGGCTTGTTAGCCAATGCTTTCAAACGAGCGATTTCCTCCTGCATTTCTGCAAACTTAGAATCTAGCTCGTTAGTTTGTTCAGCAACAACCTCGTTAGTTGCTTCTTTCTTTACTTTCATACCAGCTTCCTCTAAGGCTGCAATCATTTCTTCTTCGGTCATCTCTTCTTCTTTCTTCTCTTCTTTCTCTTCCTCCATAGATTTGACCTCATAGCCTGCTGCCTTGAGTGCTTCAATCATTTCTTCCTTAGTCATGTTATCGGAATTTTCTGAATTTTCAACAATAGCCTCCTCTTCCTTTTCTTCTTCTTCCTCATGCCCTTCATTGGTTTGAGATTTGAAGACGGAAGTGATGGCGTTAACAATCTTATCCAGTAGGCTAGTTTTTACCTCTGGTTTTTCAATTTCGTTTTGCATGCTTGCCTTGATTTTTTGGATTGAGTTCATGATGGCCATTGGTGGGTTGCTGAAGGTACGCATGCGAGCCTCAACAGCTTGCACGTTTGCCTCCGTGATGTACTCATCTGCATTGATAATGCCATCAATCAAACCGACTTCGAGCGCACGCTCTGCACTGAACCAGGTCTCTTTGCTCATCCACTCGGCAACCTTTGCCTTAGTGTCAGCAACAGAGCCGTTGATGAGCTTGCCATTGCTTGCAATCAGTTGCACATAGTTAGCAATTAGCCTGTCTTTCATCTGGTCCAACACGTCAGCACTACTGCGCATATCGTCAGCGTTGCCCCATGTTTCGCCTGTCGGGTCGTGAATCATCATGAATGCGTTAGCGGTCATCTTGCGGAGTCCTGGAGTACCAGCAGCAAAAATCATTGTAGCGATAGATGCCACAATGCCAGTGCCAACAATTTCAACGTTGTAGTTTTGCCCGTGGTCTCTCAAAGCATCTGCAATTGCAAAGCCTTCAGTAACTAAACCGCCCGGGCTGTTTATGGTGAGTTTTACATCTTCGACACCAGCGAGGTCTGTTCTCATCTGCTCGAAGTTTGCCCCAAAGAAGTCATCAATGGGTGCGTCGATGGTGATTTCTGCAAGTTCTGCTTTGAAGACATACTTGCTTGCGTTTTCTTGCTCTCTTTCCACTTGTTCAACTTTTCTGATAGCCCAGTTAATACCTTCGTCACCTCCCCAAGCATCCCACATCAAGCCGCCACACCCTACATCATAGGGGACATCTTTATTTTGCTTGTGTCTATTGAACTGCGCCATGCGTTTGACAGTGTCAAGGCTGATCGGTTCACGTTTGGCGAGCTGGTTAGCTCTAGCCCAGCCGACAGGAGTACCGCAATCCTTTAGATTATCGGTCTCATCTCTGAATTTTAGCGCACTTTTGGCGTTCTCGGTTGCTGCTTTTGGATAGTCTGTGTATGTAGGCATCTTTTTGCAAAAATATTACTACAATAATACAGCAGAAATGCCCTGTTTTACTGCAAGGCCATGCAAAGCATAAAAGAAATACGTTTTTTTTATACTTTTTTTACTCTAAAACTTGTATGTATAAAATTTTATACCTATATTTGTATTAACAAAGGAACA